TATTATTTAACATAATGCACAGTCAGCCCCCAGCCTGGACCAGTAGGCGGGGGCTCTAGCCTCCCCCAAAGCGGCCTCCCAAAGCGGGGCCGTTTCAGGGTGGAGGTCGCTCTCCACCATGGCCACGGTGATGAGCACCGGAAGCCCTGCTAGCTTTGCCATGCAGGCTATGTCGCCTGCGCTGGGCTTTCCCTTTCCTTTCTTCCATTCGCTGATTCGCGACTGCGGCTTCTTCAGCTGCTTGGCCACTTCACCCAGCGTCCCGGCCCTTCCTTGGGCGGCTTCGATCAGGTCAACGACGTTCATTTTTTCAAATTCCTTTACACAAAACGGAAAAAGGGTGTACATTTCCGCAAAACGTAAATCACGTTTTCCGTAAACCGAACTGTACACCCCATGACCACTCAGCAGCAACAAGGCCAGCACGGCACCGAGCGCAGCGCAAGCGAAGCGCGCAGCGCCGGGGCCGTGCGATCTGTTCCCCCCCTGAGTAACACGGGGATAAACAACGAGGTTGAGCGCCTAGCGCCTCTTATTGAGGCTATGCCACCCGAGCAGCAATTTCTGTTTGCTGTTGCTGTTTCTGTTCGTGGTCTTCGCATGCTGAAGTCCCACCTTAAGGGCAAGGAGCGTCGAGCATGACTGTCCCCGTCCTCTTCACCCGCAAAACCTCGCCATACCTGGCGCTGGGCTGCGACTGCTACGACGCCGACCGTGATGCCCTGACTTGGCCCGGTGGCCGTCCTCTGATTGCACACCCCCCTTGCCGCTCCTGGGGCCAGCTTTCGCACATGGCAAAGCCTCGACCTGGTGAACGTGAGCTGGCTACCTGGGCGATTGCTCAGGTTCGCCTCTTCGGTGGTGCCCTGGAGCATCCCATCAATTCCCGCCTTTGGAATGAATCCGGCTGCCTGTCTTGGGGCGTTCGCGACCAGTATGGCGGCGTCCTTGTGCCCCTGTACCAGTCGGCTTTCGGGCATCGTGCACCCAAAGCCACTGCGTTGTACTTGGTTGGCACTCCGGTGCCTGAGATTCCCGAGCCGCGCCCGACCGTTACGACAGTTGAGCGCATGGGTCGGCCCGAACGTGAGCGCACCCCGCCCGAGCTGGCTGCGTGGCTCGTTGACCTGGTGGGGGCTGTTCAATGACCGACCGTCTCTCCCCAGCCGAACAGCTGCTGTTCGACGGCAAACGGGTCCTCATCAAGACCCAGGAACGCGCCGCCCGCGCTGACAGCGGCGTCATCGTTGATTACCTCCGCTTCACCGTCAAGCACGAACGCCTGAAAGACCTCGAAGATGCCCACCTCCCTCAAAGTGATGCCGCATTTGTGCGACTGCTTGCCCAGCGACTGGCCCAGCTTACGGGCTTTTCTTTCGGCGAAGCACGGCAAAAAGGACGCGACTACTACGACCACACCTGCACCATCTGGAACGCCAACGGCCACGAAGTCGGCAGCGTCAGCGGGGGAGGGGAGTACCAGCGGGGCACCTTCTGCTTCACCCTAAAAGGCGAAGGCTGCACCTACGCCGCCCAAGGCTGGGAAAGGGCGGTCTACGACTTCGCGCAGGCCCTGGACGCAAAAATCACTCGAATTGACCTCGCCCGAGACTACTTCACGGGCGAAAAAGGCGGCGTCGAAGCCGTTCGCGCTGGCTACCTGAACGGCGAGTTTGACTACCGGAACCGCCGCCCCAGCCAGGAGAACGCCGGCTGCTGGGACAACGGCCACAGCCGTACCTACTACGTGGGCAAGCGCGAAAGCGGGAAGATGTTCCGCGCCTATGAAAAGGGCCACCAGTACGGCGACATGAACAGTCAATGGTGGCGGGCCGAGGTCGAGTACCGCAGCCACCAACGCATCATTCCCCTGGAAGCACTCATCCGTCCGGCCAACTATTTCGCCGGTGCCTATGAGTACTGCGCCGACCTGCTGCTGGACGTCCTGCCCGTCACCGTGCCCACGGCCCACGCCGTGGCCGAGGCCAGCACCGAACGCACTGTGCGCTGGGTCGAACGGACTGTGGCCCCTGCCGTCGTCCATCTTTCCCTGAACTGCGGCTTCGACTGGCTCACCCGCCTGGTCATCGAACACGCAGACCGCCCCCTTCCCAAAGCCCTGCGCGGCCTCCAGCCCGAGGCCATCAAGCAGGGCATGGACAACGCCACCAAACGATTCACCCGAAGCACACCGGAACCGGCCCTGTGTGCGCCCATCAATCTGCCGGAAACCGAAAGCGAACCATCATGAACTTCAACGCACGCGTAACCATCACTGGCATCAAGTCCAGCAAAGGCACCCTGGAAAACGGCAGCGCCTACGACAGCACCAAGGTCTACGTGCAAACCGACCTCGACGACTCCAAGGGCACGGGCAAAGGCTCTGCCACCGTTGAATACGGCTGGGGCACTTCCGACAATTACCAGACGATCAAACACCTCCCATTCCCCATCGTCGCTGATGTCGAAATGGAGATCGTCACCAACGGCCGCATTCAGCGCACCCAGCTGGTGAGCGTCAAGCCTGTGGCTCAGGCCAAGGCGGGGAACTGACATGGCGATTGAATTGGCCGATGAGCACGACCCGAGCTTGATCGTGTGTGAACTGCTGCACGTCATCGCCAATACCTTGGGAGACAGCCGTAGGGGCTGGATGTGTCATGGCGATGAGAAGTTCACGATCAACGCTCCATCCGATTCAGGTTTCGACCTGGTTTTGACTCTGACGATTGCCTACGAGTGATACCCGATGACCACGCAAATCATCGAGTGCCCCAGCTCCTGCACGGTGACTGTCGAACACCTGATCACGACACCGTTGCTCGATCTGTCCCTCTCCGATGGGGGCCAGATTGCTGCTGCGGTTGTGATGGTGTGGACCGTGGGCTGGGCTGTCCGTATGGCGATCAGAGCGATGCACGTGGACGAAACCAAGTCGAGTAGCACCGACGACTGACCCTGTACTGCATAGCCCGCCATCGTTGTGAAACGCCGTGGGCTATCCAGTGCAACGTCGCACTACCGTGCCTGCCGGACCGCAGGAAATAGGAACTTTTCATTCATGAAAAAGCTGTTCGCTCTCGCTCCCCTGGCCCTGGTCGGTGCCGCCAACGCTGCTGCCATCGATGTGGCTGCTGTCGTGACCGACATTGGCGCTCAGGCTGCACCCGTGGCCTTGATCGGTGGCGCTGTCCTGGTGCTGCTGGTGGGCATCAAGGCGTTTAAGTGGGTCCGTAAGGCCATGTCCTGATCGCCCGGCCCTTCGGGGCCTTTTTTAATTCGCTCCTGGTCGAGAGCGAATCACAAAGGGTCAATCATGGGGTTGTTCGTAATCATTGCAGTCTTGGGGGCGGTATGGCTCATTTATACCGCTTGATTTTCCTTTTTCTTTTTTCTTTTGCTTCTCCCGCTTTTGCGGCTGTAACCTATTCATACTCCCACCCCTCTTGTGCGAGTTCTACGAAAGGTTGTACGACAATTTCGGCATCAACATTGCCAGCAATTGAAGCTGCAATTATTGCGTGGTGGAATGGAAATTCCTTTAACGGCGGTGGCTGGGTGCACTGCAACACACGTAACCCCTCTTGGTCTGGCTTAACCTTGTACCTTACCAACGACACACGTTCCGGCTCTTGTTCCGGCAGCTACGGTACGACCTATTCAAATATTGCTCACACCATTGTTCAATCTGGTACGCCTGACCCTACTCCCTCTTGTCCTTCTTCTGGTACATCCAATGGTGAGACATCAACCACAATTGCTCTTGGATCATTTCCAAATTCTGCATTGGGCGTCGATTCAAACGGCTGTGTGATTTCAGTTCAATGTACAACTATTGTTGAGTACGACGGACGGCGCGACTGTATTGGAACCTCGACATTTACAGGTCAAACCGGTACTGGTTCTCCTTCCGGTGTTTTCACCGAGGAACAGATTGAGAAAGCAAAAGAGGGCTATTGTCAAGGCGAAGTTAATGGCACAACTGTTTATGTGCCGTGCAGCGGTGTTTCTCAAAACACCGATACCTCAACAACCACGAATGCCGACGGTTCAACCTCAACAACGAAGACCTCGACCAGCTGCCAAGATGGCAAATGCACCACGACTGAGACGACGACGACGACTGACGCCCAGGGCAACACCACGGCCAGCGGGACGACAAAGACTGAATCACAGTCTGATTTTTGCCAGTCAAACCCTGGTCATGCATCGTGTAAAGCTGGTTCTTTCGGTGGTTCCTGCGAAGCCGGTTTCAAGTGTGACGGCGACGCTATCCAATGCGCCATGGCCAAGGTCCAGCACGAAAACAAATGTGCTTTGACACCAGCACCTAACGCCGGTGCTGCCTATTTCGACGCCCTCACGGAAGGCATGCCAACCAATCCGAACAGCGGCACAGTCACTGTTGGGTCATCCATGTTCAACACGTCCAACCTGCTCGGTGCTTCCAGCTGTACCTTGGACAAATCCATCACGGTTTGGGGTTCCACGATCAACTTGCCCTTCTCTCAGGTCTGCACCGCATTGGCCTACATGGGCACTCTTTTGCAGGCTGTCGGCTTCTTGCTCGGTGCCCGCATTATCACTCGGGGGTAATTCATGCCAGCAATCCTTGCTGCACTTCTGTCCGGCCTCATCAACATCGCCGGGAATATCGCCGGCCGTGTCCTGATTGGCCTGGGTATTGGCGTCATTACGTATCAAGGCCTCGATTCATCCCTCGACTGGCTCGTCGATCAGGCCGTTTCCAATCTCCAGGCGCTGCCTGCCGACCTGGTCGCCATCATGGGATACCTCAAGGTCGGCAGCTTCATCAACATCGTGGCCAGCGCCATCGCGGCCCGATTCGTTTTGCAGGGCCTCACCGGCGGCACGATGAAAAAATGGGTGCTCAAATGAGAAACAGCCTTCGTCGGCAGCTGGGCTTTATCTACCTCACGACCGGCGCGAACGGTGCCGGTAAAACCCTGTTCACGCTCAAGGACGTGCGCGAACGCCAGCTTAAGGAATCCCGCCCCGTCTACCACAACGGTCGCTTCCGCCTCAAGGCTGATTTCGGCTGGCACCAGATCGATTTCAAGGACTGGCAAAGCGCCCCCGATGGCGCCATTTTCCTGATTGACGAATGCCACAACGACATGCCCATACGGCGGTCAGGTGCTGAGGTCCCCGACCACATCAAGATGCTGGCCGAACACCGCGTGCGCGGCTTCGACTTCTACCTCATCACCCAGCACCCCAGCAACATCGACGTTTTCGTTCGTCGCATCATCGGCTCCCCAGGCTGGCACCGCCATCTTAAAAACGCCTGGGGCTCTCCGCTGGTGTCCCGTATCACCTGGAACTCGGTGAAAACCGATTGCGAAAAGTCCGGGGCAGGGGAGGACGGCACCGTTGACATGGTTGCCCGCCCGAAGGAGGTTTTCGACTGGTACGAGTCTGCCACACTGCACACCGCCAAGCCCAAGCTGCCGAAGCAGTTCTGGTTCATGGCTGCGGCCCTTCTGCTGGTCCCTGCCCTGGGCTACGGTGCCTACAGCACCTTCATGTCAACATCGTTCATGAAAGCGGCCCAAGGTGAGAACCTCACACAAAAACCTGCTGATGCCACTGGCACGACAAGCCCTGCGCAAACTGGTCCGGCTGGCCGTTCGTCTGATCGTGAGCGCGAGCCGATGACGCCGGCCGAGTACGTCCAGCACTACGCCCCCAGGATTCCCGACCTACCGTACACCGCACCGGCCTATGATGGGCTCACCGAACCCAAGCAGGCCCCGTACCCTGCCGCCTGCATCGCCAGTCGCACCAAGTGCGCATGTTTCACCCAGCAGGCCACGCCCCTGACGGTCAGTGACAGCACCTGCCGCGACATCGTCAAACAGGGCTTCTACATGGCATGGCTCGACCCAAGCACAGGCCAGCAGGTGGTGCAGGCCAGCACCGGACCCACCGCACCGCCCGAGCCCGGCACCCTTAACCTGAAGTTCTGACTGCTCGCGGGAAACCGCCTAGGCCCGCCACAGACGCCCTCGCGGCCAAGGCCAGTACCACCCCATACCCCGAAGGCCAAAAGCCCCACCGAGGCCCCTGCGGGGGCTGGCTTGCCCACCTGATCGATGCGGGCGAGGTGGCGGATAACAAGCCCCCACCCTTCGCGTCCTGAAAAACAATCAGCCCTATGTGCCCCAAACCGGCAGCGATGCCGGGACAAAGTCGGGCAGGTTTGCCGACCCAAACCCCCCGAGTCTCTCCAGTCGGCCCACCCTGGCGCGCAAAGCGTTGTTTTCCCGCTTCACGCACTCGTACAGGCTCGCATGCAAACGGGCCGCGTTCTCTGCTTCCGTGTACAGCTGCGACCGCCCCCACCTGGTCAACCAGTACACCGACAGCAGCACCGCCCGAGGTGCGCGATCATCGCGCAGCCACCGTCGCACCGTTGCTTCGCTCACGCCAAAACTCTTTGCCACAACGCGGATTGGTGGCCGGCCCAGATCCTCAAACATCACAGACAGCGGTGGTACGCCGCGCGGCATCTGCCAGGCGAAGGTGTGCATTTTTGTTCACTCCCAAAAGCCTCGGATGGTGCCGCGCTGACGCGGCCAGCAGAGCGGAAAAAAACCGCCTCTGTGGGCGGTTCTTCGTCGTTTGCCGACTTTACATAATGCACATTGTAGATA